ATGGATATTATCTTCTATCACCCCACTTTTGATACGGCTTACTGGATTAATGCACTTTCGGCGGCGTTGCCGGGGGCGCGCGTGCGTGAATGGAAGCGCGGTGATAACGAACACGCAGACTACGCGCTGGTCTGGCATCCCCCGGTTGAGATGCTCCAGGGGCGCAAGCTGAAGGCTGTTTTTGCCCTCGGTGCCGGTGTGGATTCCATTCTGAGCAAACTGAACGCGCACCCTGAAATGCTGCCGGAAGATATTCCCCTGTTCCGCCTGGAAGATACCGGCATGGGCCAGCAAATGCAGGAATATGCCGTGAGTCAGGTGCTGCACTGGTTCCGCCGCTTTGATGATTATCAGGCCTTAAAACTGCAATCCCGCTGGGAGCCGCTGCCTGAGTATCAGCGTGAAGATTTTACCATCGGTATTCTCGGGGCGGGCGTGCTCGGCTCAAAAGTGGCGGAAGCGCTGGCGCCGTGGGGCTTTCCGCTGCGCTGCTGGAGCCGCAGCCGCAAGGACTACCCTGGCGTTGAAAGTTTTGCCGGAACAGATGAACTCCCGGCGTTTCTGAAGGGCACGCGCGTGCTGATCAACCTGCTGCCGAATACGGCGGAAACGGTCGGCATTATTAATAGTGCGCTTCTGCATCAGTTGGCGGATCAGAGTTACGTGATGAACCTGGCGCGCGGTGTCCATCTGGTAGAGGTCGATCTGCTCAAGGCCCTTGAGAGTGGCAAGGTTAAAGGCGCGATGCTGGATGTGTACAGCCGCGAGCCCCTGCCGGCAGAAAGTCCGCTGTGGGCGCATCCGCGGGTGGCGATGACCCCACACGTCGCCGCCGTGACGCGTCCGGCAGAGGCGGTGGCCTATATTACGCACACCATCAGTGAGATAGAGCAGGGCAACGCGGTGACCGGACAGGTCAACAGACAGCGCGGCTACTGAGTGAAACCCGGCGTTAGCCGGGTTTTTGCTAATAATCGCTGCAGATAACTGCTATCCTTTGGAAAAACCGCAGAGGAGAGAGAGATGTATCCCGTTGACCTGCATATGCACACCGTCGCCAGTACCCACGCGTATAGCAACCTCCATGATTATATTGCGCAAGCGAAGCTCAAGGGCATCAAGCTTTTTGCCATCACCGATCATGGCCCGGATATGGCGGATGCGCCGCACTACTGGCATTTTGTGAATATGCGGATCTGGCCACGTCTGGTGGACGGTATTGGGATACTGCGCGGCATTGAGGCGAACATCAAAAATACCGACGGTGAGATCGACTGCACCGGCCCGATGCTGACGTCTCTTGATCTTATTCTCGCCGGTTTCCATGAGCCTGTCTTTGCACCTCAGGATAAAGAGACCAATACCGCGGCGATGATTGCCACCATTGCCAGCGGCAATGTGCATATTATTAGCCACCCCGGCAATCCTAAACGAATTTCTACACATTAAAATAACTCGTTGTTTTTAAATGGAAATGTGTAGATGAAGCGGAAATTGTACTCGTATCAGCGTTGGTCTAGTGCGGTTCAGTCAGACGGTACTACAAAAGCTCGACAAACTTTCGCAGCAGAAGAGTACGCAAAACGTAATGATCTGGAAGTAGTTGAAATCGTCGATGCGGGAATCTCAGGTTTCAAATCGGATAACTCAAAGTCTGGGGCACTATCTAAGTTTTTAGCAGCAGTTGATGAAGGGCTAATACCTAACAATGCCTATCTATTCGTAGAGTCACTAGACCGTATCACACGTGATGAGATCGATGTAGCCCTAGAGCTATTCATGGGTATCTTGCGACGTGGTATTACTATAGTCACTGGCATGGATAATAAAGTATATACACGTGCTGGTATTAAAGGTAATCCGATAGATTTACTTACTAGTATTCTATTGTTCACGCGAGCACATGAAGAGAGTAAGACAAAACAGAATCGTACTAATGGTAATGCGTTAGCTATGATCCGTCGTTTTCAATCAGGGCTACCTACTACTATTAAGGCGGTTGGATCACATCCTTGGTGGATTGATTGTAGTACAGACAAGTTCGAAGCAGTTCGTAGACACCCTACATTATGGCAACCTGCACAGGACGCTATTAATATGTTTATGGAAGGTGTGAGCGTGTTTAAGGTAGTGCAATACCTTAATGAAAAGTACCCACATGCATATAAAAGTAAAGCATGGAAAACTGCTAATATTCGTAAACTACGATTCAATAAGGCAGTGTATGGAGTACGTGAAATTACTGTAGACGGTACAGACTACGCATTACCTAACTACTTTCCCTCATTAATTACAGAGGGGCAATTCCTACGCCTAGAAAAGATACGTGAAACTACAAAGTATATTGGTAAGGTTGGCGAAGGTAAAACAATTACTGATGAAGAAGGTAACAGTAAAGTAATTGCCGAAAGGAATAATATTAACTTACTTGCTGGTATGAAGTTGTTCCGGTGTGGTCATTGTGGCGGTACTATGATGGCTATGCGTCACGGTGATACTATCCGCTATCTATGTGAGAAGGGTAGAGGACACCAGAACGATTGTAAAACATGGTCACTACCTGGAATCTTAGTAGAGCATACGCTGATGCTTGTTACTACTATTGCCTATATCAACATGCAGCGTAAAGGCGGTGTTGATAAAGAGGACTATACAGCACAGATCAGTAGTACTGAAAAACTTATTGAAGATATAAGTAAGAAAATAAGTAATGGTACTAGCTTAGTACTTGGTGGTTTAGGTGATGTAGAAGAAGTAATAGCACAGCTTCAAGAGTTGAAAGACTCAAGATCTAATCTGGTGTTAGAACTTGAAGTATTGCAGCGTAAGCAACTATTAGCAGAGGATCATACGTTTGAAGGGCTAATGATGGACTTCTTCACGTATGCACAGTATGGAGTACTACAAGATCCAATACATGAGTACCGCAGTAAGCTACGTGACATTGTATATAGTTCTATCGGTGATGTTCGTGCATGGAAAGTAGATCGCCGTCTGATGATTAGCTTTCAGATTAAAGGCGATGATGAATACTATACTTTCAGTGCTGGTGATGAACAGTATAATTACATCTTCTATTATGGCTCACCAGTGCAGCTAAATGAGGGTTTATCACCACAGGGTAACTACGAACTACCAGAGGAAATAAAGCAGCGTATACGCGAGCACAGAGGCGTATATGAAGCAACAATGGCATTAATGAATACCGCACACGAACTACTAGCAACTGTTAACTATCCACAGTTAGATGGGCGTTTGTTCTGGCCTCGCAAGTAATATCTAATGACAGTCTACTATAATTGGTAGGTTGTCAGCATCCATCAACTCTGTATAATTAACCGAACAAGACGAAGCAGCATGTTATACCGATAGGTAGATCATGAGGCTTTTTTGCGTCTATATAATATAGATTTAACAAAATCATAACATAAGGATACACACAACATGTCAAATAATCAGATTCACTCTAAGGTTTCCCCACTGGTAACTAACTTTACTACTACCTACCTCGTACCACGTGGTTTCGATTCGTTCACTACTTGCGTGATTGATATTGAAGACCCGAAACAGGGTAGTACGGTGATGCTTATTGATCCTGGTTCGGATATCGGTACGTATCAATTCTTCTACGATTGGGCTAATAGTAGTTTGGTAGTGGCGAACTACTTTGATAGTAGTGTTGTGTACGGCAAGTATAAGACAGCCGAACAGTTTACTAATGACTTTGACCTACCGATCAAGTTTGGGGAACTCGTAGGACTCTTACACTTGCTGATGACAAATGAAGCAAGTTTGTATATTGGGATTGATTCAGCGTATATCGATCATACAGAACTACTAACCCGTGATGGTTGGACAGATCGCCGTATCAAGAAAGAATTTGGCATTGTACCTAAGTGTGAGTTTGATCGCGTTAGTTACTACCGCCTGAATGAAGTAATCCAAAAAGAACAATAATAATTTTCCATTTCAATTTTGCCGAATCAATAATTTTCGGCGGGGCTTCCTTTTGCCCTTTTTTTAATTCACACAGGAGGATCATAATGATTAACGCACAACGCCTACACCGCCAATACCCTGAAACTTTCTACGTACCGAGTTATGAAGAACTAGAAAAGTTAAAGCACAATGACCAAATTAAAGTATGTATGGGTGACACTCGTATTTGGGTTATTGTAACTGAAGTGAAGGGTAAACATATTACATGTACTAGTGATTTTACAGGTTCTATGAAAGTTCGCTTTTGTAATGTATTTGACACCATAATTTACTAGTTTGTACTAAATACTCCTATAAGGATAATAATAGGAGTTTATATGAATGATTGGTTAGTAACCATAGCTGTACTAGTAATTGGCTTTATCATCCTCGTCACTGGGTTTATCGAATACGTTCTAATAGCGTGGTTAGGATTACTCTTAATTCTAGTAGTATTAGGCGTTTTAGGCCGTATTTGGTCATGTTTCCAAAAACAAAATACTAAATAGATATGTAGCAAGTGACATTACTACAAAAATATTTTTCGGTTCCTGGGATGAATCCCCAATCGGGGGATATAATATAGGCATCAAAGATAAATATTTCCATATTCTCCAATGATATTTTAGCCCCATGGCAATCATGGGGTTTTTCTCATCGGAAAAATTGTGAAAATCGTGCACACAAGGAAAAACAATGGCAAAAGAAACTACAAGATCTGTTGGAGTTCGTATTACTCCAATACAGGAAGAATATCTACAGAAGTTAGTAGATGATGGTAAGGTAAAAAACCTTAACCAAGCAATACAATATGTACTCAACAGTTATATTGTACTAAGCAGTAAGTAACGTTTGATACTATCGTAAAAAGTATTATCTCATTGTACTAGCAAGGAATGCGAAGTACATAATTTCATGGAAGAATCAAAATGGAAAAAATCAATGACCTAAAAGGCCAGGTATCACTACACCTATATAAAGAAGCTCTACAGAAATGGCATAGTATGCATTCAAGGCTAAGACGCAAAGGTTACGCTAATACAACTATTTGTGCTGAATGGTACACTTTCAGCAACTACTACTACTGGTACTTAGAGAATAGTATTAGGGGATGGGATGTAGACAAGGATATGTTAGGAGCTAACCACTATTCCCCAAGCACTTGTATGTTCGTACCGCACGAAGTAAATCAACTATTCAGAGGTGGTTATGGTAAGTATAAGAAGGGTGTACAGAAGATTTATAATAGTTGGGTAGCTAAATCAACATACAACGGTGTACAGGAGTATTACGGTACATTCGCTACAGAAGATGAAGCACACCAAGTATATCTTCAACACCGCCAAGTACGTATTCAGAACCTAGCGACCAAGTACAGCAACTATCCAGTACTTAGTACAGCACTACTAAACAGCAAGTAATAAGAAAGGCGTTACAGTGGGAGAAACACCGTAACGCCTAATTAATTAACATCATTTTATAAAGGTATTTATCATGGCAGGAAAACCACAAAAAACAGACAATTCAGAGTTTCTAAAAATAGCTGGCAGCTTTAGCAACTATTCAGACCTAACGAAAGACGGGAAAGATATAGTAGGGGCAATTATTGATAAGTGTGCAGGTAAGAACGGCTACCCACGTGCAAAGATTTATTTCGTACTATTCAAGTGCTCCGAAATATCAAAGGAACGTGTAAAGTACTGGTTAGATTACTATGCAGCTACTCATAAAGATGACTCATTACCAACTGACGATAATGTACGTAAGATTCTAACGATCACTAAGCAACTATCAAAGGCGTTCGTAGAAGCTCACCAGAAGGGCGTAGAGCTATTCAAAAAGGCAAAGGTGGGACAGTATTACCTTACACCAGTAGAGAAGTATACGATTGATCAGATGCACAACAACGGCATGTCTGCTCAAGAGATGATACTAGCACTGCAAAAGATGATTGATGATGCGAAGTAATCACTTCGCAAGATGGTGCTTTACTTCGCAAGATGGTGCTTTTTAATTGCATAATGACACAATATGCAGTGTTATAATGCGGGTTTTAGCCATATATGTGGTGTTTATCCGCATCTTGCGACCCATATTGATATTAACCCATACCCATTTACTTTAAGTATATTTGTCTTACTTATATCTAGTCTCTAGAGAGCCTAACTTCGCTTTGCTCGTTAGTCTCTGTAAAAACCAAATATAAGATCGTAACTTTGCGTTTTTCTCGCTATCGCATCGAAAACCCGCAAGCGTTTTTTCTCGCTTTGCTCGTACTTGTCAGTACTGTTAAAGTAACAAACCCCAAGAGCTACTATCAAAGTAATCAATCAAAGTTATCGTGAGTTCGCACGGAGTCACGCCCGCAATAATGAATCTTTGGACAGTATGTTTAAAAAAGCCCCTTTAGAAGAGGCCGAGCTTGATAAATTAAATATGCTTTTTTTTATTAAAGTCTGTCACCGGACTATCAGTGGAAAATAAATTTCTAATTTTTGCTAACGTTTCTGGAGTGGTGAAAACTCCATAAAAATAATAATTCATATAAATGCAAACGCCAATGACGGTGACAATTTCGTCATGCAGCGATTTATATTGAAATACTTTGTTTTTAGAGGAGGTAGAAAAAGACTTTTCTATATCATCCTTAATCATATCAATGCCGAATGCATATTCAATTGATTTGAAGCTTTCTTCGAATCCAAAAAGACTAGTTGGGATTATGAATAAATCTTTACCCCATATTTCGTTGAACTCATGAAGATATAAGCCACGAAGTATACATTCTTGATAGAATCTGTGGTCATCATAGTTTACTACTGCTTCAGTGTTATTCATATTTTCAATATAAAGAGTTTTTGTTTCTTTCTGAAAATAAACACCTTTAGACATATTAGTTAAAGTTGCGATATTCCTTACAACTCCTCGTGAAACACGACCGATGACATCTTGAAAACCTTCCTCGCTGACTATTTTCGAAGTACCAAGAAGGAACGTTAGCATTCTATGATCTAAGTCAGATTTATCCTCATTATGTTTTTTACACGATGGAACAGTTATAAGCTCTTCTCTAAATGTAGAACCTTTTGGGAATAGTCCTTGTGGAGGTATATGTTCACGTGAAACCGCTGGTTTACTGCAAAAGTAGCACTTATTTTCTATGTTCATATAATTATATCGTAATAATAAAGGTTTAAGATGAATAGCTTGATAGGTATGCGAAGCTAATTTTATGAAAAGTAATTTGAACAGTATCAGTACTTTACCACAATCTACTTAATCAAGTACACTATGTCCTCACGCCCCCCCCCACTATGGGTAGGTTTGTTGAAGTCGAAGGTGTGGGGGGGGGCGTGAATCAGATAGGTTTTAAATGAAATTGTACTTGTAATCCCTCCCTCTGTAACTGAATGCTGAATCTTGATAGCGAAGGCATACTCATAGTGTTTACTGCTTTCTGGCGTTTAAATAATTTCTCAATTTGACTTTAGGCACGCTAAGAGCGTGTAAAGAAAATAGTAGACTATATATTCAGACAAGATTATATTAATAGTAGATGTTTCATTCTATAAATTAAATAAAATTACTTCCTAAGAGAGAAAAATGGGAAAAAATAGTCAACAAAGACGTGCAGCTAAACAAAGCAAGAAAAATCAGACAACTAGAGAGCTAGCTGCGAAGAAGAACAGGCAATTGTATTTGAAGCCAGACATTTTTTTCGATGAGTCTGGCAATACTGGCGGTAATCTCTTAGATTCGAAGCAATTCTGTTTCACATTAGGTTCTTGTCAGATAAGTAAGACAGATGCACTTAAGGCACTTGAACTAACCGGAAGTAAATCACCTGATGAAGCACACTTCAAAACGCTAAGACGTAGAAAATCAGGACAAGATGGAATAATACGGTTATTGGAAAGTAAGTATATTACTACTGAAAATGTAAAAATATTTATTATAGACAAAAGTTATATGTTGACTACGAAAATAGTTGATATTTTGATTGAAAGCTGGAGTTATAATCGTGGCATTGACATTTACAAAGACGGTCAAAATTTAGCTTTATCTAATTATTTTTATTATTGCCTTCCTGTGTTTTGTGGAAAAGAACCTACATACCGTATGTATGAGCAATTCATGAAAATGATTAAGTATCAGGATGAAGAGTCTATTGAAGGATTTTATGCTTCTGTTGATCACTTGAAAACTTGCACAACTGATGAAAAATTTATTAGTACAATTGATAGGATTAGTATCACAAGAAGTGATGTAAAAGATATTCTAGAGGATACTCAAAAATACATGCTTGATCCTGCCATCCCATCATTCTTTAAACATTGCATTGAATGGGATAAAATCTATCCAAATGGGTATCATATTAAGCATGATGATTCCAAAGCAATTCTTGAACGAAAAGGTTTATTTGATACATTCATGGATTACACAAAAGAACCTGAAACATATGGTTATGATAGAAGGGCTTTTGATCTACCATTGAAAGCTCGTTCTTTAACCTTTCATTCATCAATTGAATATCCGCAAATTCAAGTTGCTGATATAGTAGCTAGTGCAGCAGCATATTATGGAAATTGTATAAAAAGTAATAACACTGATGATTATCTTTTCAAAGAACTAGAAAGAATTAAAATTGACAAGTATTTTAACGACATGCTTGTTTGGCCTACAACATCTGTGACACCAGAGGAATTAGGAACAATTCACACAGGTGGCATTAATCCGGCTGATGGTGTGGCTAAATTCCTTACAGAAGCCTAGAAATTTCAAAGAAAGCATAAGCATTAATATAATTGATAAGTTGCCCACATTACAGTGGGCTTTTTTGATTTGGAAATTGGAAATAGTCATGAATATTTTTCTTGAAATCTGTTGAGTCAGATGTAATAATTTTTCTGAGGGTTTCTAATTCTTCTCTAATATTATTAATTGCTATTGTGTCATTAGTGCGTATATAGCCTTGCAACTTATAACATAAATTACAGAAGTTTCTTAATCTAGCAAAGCATCTATGTGTTTCAGGTAATACAATAACATCCCATCTTTCACATGCATAGAGTTTTCCTAGTAAGGAAATTACTCGATACATCAATGTTTCAACCTCATTACAGGTGCTTAAAAATTTTGGATTATTTATGTTGAGGATTAAAATGTTATAATAGAGTTTTTGAATTTCGCTTTCTATTGAATCATATTCAGTCATCAGAGCAGAAACATGGTCGAAACCCGCTTCATAAGTCTTTTGTTTAAACCAATTGGGGGCAGCCTTATACGCAAGGTAGGCTATATAAGTTGTCGCTATAGACGATCCAGTACTTACCCAATCTGATACACTACCCCATTCTAAACCGCTCATACTATTAAAAACCACCTTTGCAAAAGCTATGATAGCGAATACGAATAAAATTATAACTAGCGAAAGTAATATTTTATTCGTCCGTTTTAAATAATCCATTTTCATGACACCTTTTCATAAGCGGAATTGGATTTTTGAGAGTGCAAATTTATCATAAGCCATAACTACATCATGCTTACGTATATTTGTGCCAGTGTAGTTATTTGAGCCGTCAATTATTCTTGATAAGTCTGCTTTGTGTTGTTTATCAATTTTCATGCCAAAATATAAGCCTGTCATTTGTGACCTTTCGAATGGATAGATCCCTTCAGGCTGTTTTGTTACAACACGCATTTCTTGCTCATACTCCCATTCTTTAGCTTTAGTTAAACAAGCTTGGAAACCAGTATTAGGGCCATCAGTACGTCCATTCTCATCAAAAAGCGGAGGTCGATCTTCAGAATAGCTAACATCAAAAGGAATAAGTATTTGCGATAGCTCATCAATACCCAAGCTAAAATACTCTACTACTAGAGGGCTGTCTGATTTGAATTCAAACTCAATGACACAACCTTCATGGTTATCTGCATAGTGTGCCCACATTGGGAGTATGAAAGGTGACTTACTAAAACAACTTATGGACATGTTGCGGGTATAAAGATCTCTAAATGCACCACTGCGTAGAGACTGGAGATGCTTAGAAGTCTCACGATGATTGGTCTTGTAACGTTTAACCCCACCACCAATTTCATCGTTAATGCGGCGTGTAAATTTCCTTAATCCCTCTTCTTTAACCGCAGGGAAATAGTCAAAGGGATCATTAAAATTCACGGGAGAAGTGAATTTTAAAGTTGAATTTTGGATGATTACCTTTGCTGTTTCAGCACCAACATACTTATAAAACTTCATGATTCCGATTGTTCTTATTGATTTCCTGGGTGGCATAATACTAACCACCTTTTAAGCAACAATCTAGAACGGTAGTTCTTCTTGTCCACAAAACCAATCATCACCATGTTGTTCATATACACGTTGTTCGGCATGTAGATAGCTCACAGCGTCCAAAACCTCTTTGAATGGTGTTTCACTAATCAGTACAAAGCAATCCCGCTCAACTGTCCCCAGCCAGAAGACCCCGCCTACAGAACCTTCAAAAATCACCCGATCACCAAACTTGAATTGCTCAAGAGCACTCCCACGATAGAAGACCGTGAACCATACCCCGTTGTTGGAGAACTGGTGTACACCTCTACGTATGGATGGATCGTAACCGTTCTTATTGCCCATTTCTTAACCCTCCGAACAAAACCGCTAATACTGTGATTATATACAGTGCCAAACAAAACACCATAAAATAGATAAAAACGATCATTTTCAATAGTTTAAGTTCGTTTCTTTAGTGAGGTCATGACTATAATAATAGGCAAAATCGATCAATAATTCGTTATCTATCGAGTTAAGAGATAATAATGGATGATTACCACAACTTTCATAGCAGAACCAATCATGACAACTTCAGGCCAGCTCGTAGGCTGTGAACTATTAACCCGCTTTCATAGTGAAGGTATGCAAGTACTGAACAGTAAGTACTACATCATGGCTATGGATGCTGAAGGGAAGAGGGAACTACTGATACGACAACTACAGGCCATAGAAGTACGTGCGTCATGGTTCAGGGATAACCGGCTTTACTGCACTGTTAACGTAGACATCATACAAGCAAGGTTGTGTGTGTTTGATAGAGAGGTGATACAGCTACTGGATAAACTTGAGTATGTCCGGTTGGAGATCTCAGAGAACTTTGAAGGCTTGGAGCAGGGGATCAATCATCCAGTACTCAAGACCCTGTTAAACGTTGGCTATCGCTTGTTCCTCGATGATCTTGGTTCAGGCCGTGCCAATGTCGCAGCACTCACTACTGGATGCTATGAAGCAGTAAAGATTGATAGGGCGTTCTACCGTCAGGAAATCCAGAAACCTACCTTCAGCTTATTGATGAAGAACATCATGCAGTATTGCCCCTATGTAATCGTAGAAGGAGTAGAGCAACAGAAAGAGCTATCGGTACTACGTGATAGTGGAGTAATGGCGGTACAAGGCTATCTCTACAGATCAGTTCCATTCGACAAGGTAAACACCCTGCTTTAAGTAACACAGTAAATACCCCTATAGACCAAACATCATAGGGGTATACAAATGTGCATATCAATAATCCTACACTTCCCAAAAGGCTCTACAACCATCACAGACGGCGTAATGTCAGGCTATGAATATTCACGTGATGATGTACTAATATCGGCTCACATAGCGATTGATGAAGCCTACAGCCTATTCATTGATGACTATTCAATAACAGCCAAACATAAATATATCAGTATTAACTATAAGCACAGCTACACAATAGGCCGCTGGTGGTATTACTGGAATAGTATTGATAACTATGAAGGTAGTGAACGTACACATCTGGATTACCTACACGGGCTAATAAAAGAACTATTAGAACATGAATCTTTAAACGGTAGACCTATCAATAGCTACAGAGTGTCAGTACTACTCAATAACTTCAAAGATGAATGATCACTCAAAATATTCATTTTAATGGTTCCTCCGGTGGGGTTCGGATCGAGCGTAGTTTCGTCCCCGAATTGTTTTGAATATAAATGCAAAAACAAAACATATCCGAACCGAAAGTGAATAAGAAGTGCATAAAAGGAATATAAAAAAATGAAACCAGTAAGTATGAACCAACTCGGTAAACAGTACGGGTATGACGAGAGTACTGTACGACAATGGCGTGATAAAGGTATGCCAATTGGTAAAGATATTGATGAAAGTGAAACGCGTGAATGGATTGTACAAAATATTATCCTACCGCTACGCAACACTGATATTAAAGAACAGATTGAACAAGAGCGACTAAAGAAACTCAAGGCAGAAGCAAGCCTAGCAGAATTAGAACTAGCACAGAAAGAAGATACAGTAATTAGTACTGAATATATTGAAGATGTACTTACTGCCTATCTATATAAATTGAAAACTACTATTCGTTCAATACCCAATAAAGTTTACCTAGAACTATTCGCAATGGATAACGCGAAAGATCTACGTGACAGGTTAAAGGATGTAATAGACGCAACATTAATAGAACTCGGAGAAATGGAATTCGAGCTACCTGATGATATGGATATCTTAGAACATGAAGAAGAACAACAAGACGAAATTAACGATACTACTCAAGAAAGTACTACCGACAGTCAAGCCACCACTAAAACAGAAAACGAGTGATTGGATTAAAGCTGGTGGAGTAATGAAGTTAATCGACGGTCCAGGAATGGGCTTAGATTATATTCCTTGGAATTTCCAATGTGAACCAATGGATGTAGCACAGGATAGAAGTACTAAGAAGATCGTTATTCAGGCGTGCTCGCAATTACTTAAAACTCAAGTAATGACCGCAATAGCTATGAATAAGATGTTTAATGATCCTGCAAACTTTGCCTTTGCATCAAGTAGTGAAGATGACATTAAAAAGTTTAAACAGGGTAAGTTTATGCCCGTAGTAGAAACTTCACAAGTACTATCAAAACTAATCACAAGTAAATCAGATAAGAATGCAGCCAACAATGCTAAACAAACTGAATTAAAAAATGGCACGTTTATCTACTGGCTTAATATGAATACCCCAAAAGATCTACGTGGTATTACATGTTCAACCGTACTACTAGATGAAGTGAGTAACCTTGTTATTGGTGAGCAAGGCAACCCAATTAAATTAGCAGAAGGGCGTACTTCAACATTTGGTGAAGATGCATTAACAGTAGTAGCGAGTACCCCACTATTCAAAAATGACTTAATCAATTCAGAGTTTAACCTTAGTGATAAACGCTACTGGTTTGTAACACATGATTGTGGTCATGAATATAAATTTGAATGGGAACAAGTAACATTTGATTTTAAACAATTAGAGAATGGTAGAGCAATACCAGATAGTACTACGGCTAAATTGATTTGCCCTAATTGTAAGGAAGAAATCAGTGAACATAAACGCCACCAAATGGTAGATAAAGGTCGATGGATTGCGACAAATCCAGATGGTGAAAAGGGTGTAGTAGGGTTCGGTATCTCTCGTATGTATTCACCTCTAGGAACAATAGAGGAAATGACAGCACGTTATGCCGATGCACTCTATAACTTCAATCTTCAAACTTTCATGAACAATGAACTAGGTGAAATCTTTGAAGATGAATATCAGAAAGAAGTAGATATTATTCAATTAGAACAACACAGGGATGATAGTTTTAACTTACATAACATACCCGAAAGTGCATTAGGTATTTGTACTGCCACAGACCAGCAGATTGACCGTACAGAAACTACGATAATTGCATTTGATGAAAAGAATGTATGGGTATTAGGGCATGAATTCCATTACTCACCAGACTGTACTAAAGAAGAAGCTCCTGCATGGAACGAGCTAGAGAAATTTCTCAAGACACCATTTAAAACACCAAGTGGTAGAGTAGTTCCAACACTTGCATGTTTTGTTGACTCCGGTAACGCAACACAGACGGTATATCGTTTCTGTAATAGATGGTCAAAGCTACACCCGATTAAGGGTAGCCCTTCACCTACTAGTGAACTCTTTAAAAAATCAACTGCTGGTGGTAAACGCTTAATAGTACTGAATGGTCAGGAACAGAAAACTACAATTCGTAAATTACTAAATCATATGCTTGGTGATAATCCCGAACAAGCACCAACACAATTACATTTTAGTAGTTCCTTACCTTTTGATTATTTCGAACAGTTAACATCCGAAGAGTTAAAACCAAAAGGTGGACGTTTAATGTGGCAACTAAAGAAAGGGCAGCGTCGCAATGAATCCCTTGATTGCCTTTGTTATTCCCTAATAGCACGTGAATACGCTATGACAGTACTAGGTACAAGTCAGCCATACAGAAAACTACGTAACTTTAAGGCAGAAGTAGTTAAACAAGAAACACTAAATAAGGAAGAAACCAATACTAAACCAGAAGTTAAATCACCTCCAGTACAGAAACCTAAAGCAAATAGGAACAGTACTAGACGTGGTAATAGTTGGTTTGGAAAATAAGGAAATAAAAATGGCAAATATTTTACCAGAAAAGATCTATATGTTGACACAACCATATGATCAAACGGTAACACTACCAGCCGCAACCACATTAGTAGTTAACTATCTAAGTGGGGGTAATTCAATTACCCTTACAAATCCAGGTTCAGTAGCTAAAGATTTCACCCTAACTATTGATATGAATAGTCCTAGTGACAAACTATTTTGTGTTCAGATTAGCGGTACTACCACTATTAACTTTGTCTCAGAAATAATTGATCCAACAAGATATACTACAGAGTATTCACAGTTGCTTAAATTGATTGCAGACATTGATCAAGTGATTGCAGATAAAGTAGCTGGTGGTGGTGTTTACTCAACGACAATAAACAATAAAACTTTAATTAGTGAATCACTAACTAACCTAGAGAATATGCGTATACGTTACATTAAACGTGCAAATGCTCTATGGGCTAGTATGAACGATCAACCCGTAAATGGTAATGGAAAACCATTTAAGAGCGTAACCGTATTTCGTGACCCTAATTATCCTAACAGGTGGGGAACACGTTAATGTTTTGGAAGAAAAAAACACAACAACAGATTGAACAACCAAAAGCAAAACCAAGCCAGAAGCGTTTCATTGAAAAACCAACACTAACTATGAAGCGTGATTTACAGGCAGTACGTGGTATGAGTACCCCCGTAATTTCCTTTGGATTCACTTCCGGTACTGGTTCACAGAATATTAATAACTTGATCCGCTGGTTCCTTAGCGATTGGCGTAATGCTTCACGTGAGGCAGTACTAAAGAATCCACTAGGCAGTAAGTACATGAACCTATCTGTAGATGGTGTAGTAGGTGCGGAGGGTGTTTACATAAAGCCAGCCCCAACTATTGAGGGTATGACACAGGACGAACTACAGGAACTCTCACAGCGTCTTGAAAAGCGTTTTGATCGTTGGGCTTATGACGCAGACCGTTTTAGCCTGGATGGTTCTATGACCTTTGATATCTTCCAACAGACAGTAGAGAAGATTCGAGTACAGGACGGTGAATGTTTTATCCGTATTCATAATGTGAATAACACAGTAAAACTTGAAATCATCGATGGTGCACGCCTAACTCAACTAAATAACCAGTGGTTAGATAATGGAAACTATATTTCAAATGGTATTGAGTTTGATAAGTACCACAAACCAGTAAATTATTATTTCTGCATTTACAATCCGATCACCTACACATTCGATGCTACGGCATTTGAAATTATTCCGGCAAAGGAAATCTGTCATTACTTCATCCCTCAACAGATGGGACAGGAACGCGGGATACCGGATATGATCAGTACTAGCAAAACTATGGAAGACTTAAAGAACTTCACCGAGGCTGCATTAATTGCAAAACGTATTAGTGCCAGTGCTACGGCGTACATTACTAATAATAATAATGATACCGACCAAGTAGAACTAACAGCGGGTGAATCTGATAGTACTGCTACATACTCTGAATATCTAGAACCAGGTGCAGTATTTGAACTAGGTAAGAATCAGGATATTAAAACAGTAAGCCCAAATAATGGTGCTGATAAAATCGGTGAATTCACTAGTGAACTAATGGATCAAATTTCAATGGGTCTAAACGTCACTAAACAATCACTACTTGGTGATACTGGTAATGCCTCATTTAGTTCGGCAAAACTAGCAGAACGCCTACAGGCAACCACATTTAGAACTCGTAGTAATGTCTTAATTAGTCGAGTGCTAAAACCAATCTATCTAGAATGGATGAAGTGCGAAATGCTAAATAATAGTGATCTCAATATCTCTTTTGCTGATTTTGATGATGCTATTTGTGCTCGTTATATTCCAGTTAAACCAATCTCCCTAGACGCTACTAAAGATATCCAGGCCGAGATTATGTTACTTGATGCAGGGCTTAAATCTAAAACTCAGATCATTAGTGAAATGGGTGGTGATCCACGCATAACTCTAGAGGAGATTGCAAAAGAAAAGGAAATAAACACACAGGGAAATACAAATGGAATTGAACCTAAAGAACCAGAAGAGGGAGCAGACAGTACCAGTAACAGCAATTGATGTTGATAAACGTACTATCGAAGTAGCATTTGCTACGGAAACGCCAGTTTGCCGCGTACTCGAAGGTGAACAATATAATGAAATTCTACTATGTGATGAAAGCTCTGTAGACCGCACCCGCATTAATAATAAGGGTGCAGTACTATTCAATCATGACCGAGATAAATTACTAGGAGTAGTTGAATCTACATCTATTGATGCAGATCGCGTATGCCGTGCCACGCTACGAATTAGTAACGTAGGACTAGGTAATACTATGTGGTCAATGATTCAAGAGGGAATTCTATCTCATATTAGTGTTGGCTATAACATTAATGATTACCGCATTGAAGCAGGTAATAACATTGTTGTTACTCGCTGGGAACCATCGGAAATCAGCCTAGTTACTGTACCTGCTGATATACATGCTGGCATTGGTAGAAGTGCTGGACGTGACGATGATTTCGCAGAAGAACTAGAAGAAGCCCATGAGGACGATTCACTAAATAGTAGTAATGAAACCAGTGAAGAGGAAAGACTCATGGAAGAACAAGAGGGAATGGAAGAAACCCGCCTAGATAATGAATCATATGACATTAAAGAAACTCTTGAAGTAGATAATGATGAAAATGGTGGCGTAGCTAACATTGAATTAAGTGATGGTGAATTAGAAGAGATGCTATCAAAGCGTCCAGACCTATTAGCTAAACTTCAAAACAAAGGTGAAGAACCTGAAACACTAAATAGTAATGATCCAGTAGAAACCGAAGATACACGTACTGCTAGTAATGCAGACGGTGAAGCAATTCATCAAGAAGATGAAGCAGAACAAGAACGCAAGCGTGAACTTACTTCAATTGGTTCAGTACTGAATGTGGATGTATCAGAAGCAATCGCTAAAGGAATTAGCGTATCTGATTTCAAACGTTCACTAAATACAAATATTAAATCTCCTAACGTTAAGGATAACAAAATGGAAAAATCTGTAATTAATGGTCTAATCCGTCAGGCAGCCGAAGGTAAACCATTCGAAGGTGCTCGTATTGAAGTACCAGCAAGTCAACTACGTGCAACCTCTACCGCTATGGTTACTGGTGGTTCTCTAGTTAAAGAAGTGTATGTAGATTCTTATATCGATGTTCTACGTGCAAACTCTGTATTTGCACAACTACCAATTCAAACTTTCTCAGGTCTAGAAGGTGAAGGTAATCTAGTACTACCAAAACTATCTTCTGATTTCACTGCGATGTTTGATTTCATCGATGAAGGTGCTGATAGCCCACTAGTAGATGCTAAATTTGAAAAACTAGTACTTAAGCCTAAGACTTTCTCTGGTTCCGTAGAACTAACCCGTACTCTAATTAAGTCTGCTGATACCGCAGAACGTTATGTACAGGATGCAATGGTACGTGGTGCTGGTCTAAAACTAGAAAAAGAAATTCTTGCACAAATCGTTGCTGCTGCTCCTTCTAAAACTCTAACTGCTGCTATTACCCAGGTAGACGTACAAGATGCTCTAGGTCAACTAGCCGCTGCAAACGTTCGTATTGATAATGTTGTTGCTATCGTACACCCAACTACCGCAGCAGTACTACGTAGTACTCTAGTTGGTGATAACACCGCAGCTAAATTCATGATTGAAGGCTATCGTTTCGAAGCATATTTGTGTGATTCTGTACGTATTATCGAATCTACTCAAGTTGCCGCAGGTCAAATTGTGTTTGGGGATTACTCTAATGTAATTCTTGCATCTTGGGGTGGCCTAACTGTAGATCGTGATGATACTACGTATCGTGCTTCACAAGGTATTGCACTACGTACCTTTGCTTATATCGATCATGCTATTGCACACGAAGAAGCATTCCTAGTAGTTAAACTAGCGGCTTAATATATGAGAGAGTTTAGTAATAGCCAAACAAAGGCACTACTAAATTCTTTCGGTGAAGATCTCGTCATTGTTCAGGATGGAGTAACAAGTACGGTTACAGTGATATTCGAGCAAGACGAGATTTTTTTTGAAGATACACAATCTACCGAGAACTATTTCACCTCTAAATCTGGTTTAGCTATCGGTAGTACATTTGAACGAAATGGTACTACCTACATAGTAAATAGAATAGAAGATGATTTGAGTGGAATCTCAGACTATCACTATATTCAACAGATTGACTTAGAGGACATATAATATGTACACGGCAGACTATACAATAAGAAAGTACCTAACAAACAAGTTAAGTACTAAAGCAAATCTTCATTTTCCATCGAAAGCAACAGTAGATAAAAAAGCTATGGTGTATATTGGGGAAAGTTCTGTTAGTAGAACTCTAATACCCCAAAATATGCCAGTGATTGCGGCTCAAATAGTACCGCAAGAAGTGCAAAATCTTTGTGAATTTAGTATTGATTTCGTATCAGTAGCCGAAGACTTTAAAAATGCATCAGATGAAATTGAAAAGATTATTGATGCAATCTGTACTAAGGGTTTTTTTGATGATTTAGACACGCAACTAAGGATGCCAATTTATAAAATATCAATTGGTGATAGTTTAATGACTACTCAAGCCGAAGCACAAAAAACAATGTATGTACATACGCAATCAATTACATTTAGCTACGGGGAGTAATAATGTCGTTTCTAACAAACTATACTACTGTATGGGTGAATACCAATACACTAAACACCGATCCAAAATCTAGAGCATTTGAACAAGTAGAAAAACTTGCATCATTTCCAGTAGTCGGTACTACAACACAAGTTGCTTCAATCGAACCATATAACGATTCATTTATGGCAAAGGCCGTAGGTGATAAAGCATATGATGATGTGTCTATTACCGTTAACTGGGTTCCAGCAGATCACCAATTCCTAGATGACTTGGTAAACTCTGGTGATGAAATTCAGTTAAAAATTGAAATGCCAGATGAAGGAACAGGTGATACTACCGTTCCATATGCAATGTACAACGGTACACTAACTTCAATGTCAACCTCTGGTAGTTTTGATAATGTAGTAACCAAAACGTATACCTTTGCACCAACAGCATTAGTTAGTTCTGGTGTACTAGATGATACAGTACTACCAATTAACCGTGGTGATTTTGGCGTAGGCTCTAACGGCACAACTTACCCAAGCTGGCAAGAACGCGACGGTAACGGATTCATTAAGATTCCCGCAGCCTCATCACCAACGGGTACTGATGTTCTAGGTATTAATAATCTTGATGCAAACTTTGGTACTCAATTAGTAATTAGTAAAACTGGCAACCCAATTATAAACGTCCGTAACTTTGGCTCGTCTATGGGTGCATGGTACAAAGTCTATACTAGTGCTGATAAACCAACACTAACAGAACTTGGTGCAGCGTCCAGTGCTAGCCTAGCCAACTATGTACTAAAAACACAGACAGTAAATGGTAAACAGCTAACAGGTAATATTACCCTCGTAGCCGCTGATATCTCTGATGTGTACTCACAAACTTATATCACTAATACATTTGTTCCTAAAGTATTTCAGTTAAATGGTCATGCACTATCTGGTACTTCATTAAACTTAGTAGCGGCAGATATTTTAGACGTATACTCACAGACTCAAACCAATACTAATTTTGTTGCAAAGACTCAGACGATTAACGGCGTGGCATTAAGCGGAAATATTACACTAGGTGCATCACAACTTACCGATATGGCAAGTCTAAGCTACAGTAACAGTACTTTTGTACCTAAAACATTCTTAGTGAATAACAAGGCACTTACTGGTACTAATATTCAACTTGTAGCCGCAGATATTCCCGATGTGTATTCACGTACTCAATCTAATGATCTATTTGCACTACGTATTACAACAGTAAATGGTAAGCCTCTAAGTTCTGCTGTAGTACTAAACTATGATGATGTTGGAACATATTCTAAAGCACAAATAGATGCTAAAGATAAAACTCTACAAGACAACATCGATACTAAAGTAACAATAGTAAATGATTTGCTTGCACTAAATACACTCACAGGCACTAGCCTAGAGATTGATTTATCAGAAAGTAAGACTGCATTCACTGTTACCCTATCAGCAGGAACTACGAATTTTACCATTGTTAACGCAAGTGGTAATACTAAGAATACTCAATCTTTCACTGTAGCTATGAAACAAGGTACAGGGGCAAATAAAATATCATGGCCTGATTCAATTTTATGGTCTTATGGGCGTGTACCAGTACTGACATTTACGAAAGATTCAACCGATGTATTCCAGTTTGTTTCTTATGATGGTGGTAGCACTTGGTACGGCTCCTTACTAATGGCAGATCTACACTAATGATTAGAAAACACAATTTAGATAACGCGTTTCAAATGGTTGAGGGGCAATTTAAGTTTCTCGACCGAAATACAGGACTAACCACAGATAATAAAACACAGCATTATGTTTTTAATCCAGATAATGTACTTGCAAACAACCGTCATTTCATTGCAGAAACACAATGGGAGGCGATGCCAGATGGCGATTCCACTACAGAAGGTCAATCTCTACAAATACTAGGGGCATTACATTGTTACCAAGCTACTAAAGAACCGTACTACTTAGAGAAAGCAAAACAATATTTTGATGCATATCACCTAGCATTCTATCGTGGTGTACCATTTCCAGATCCACCAAGTACGGCTTTACGTTGTAATTGGATATGTAATGGTAAGGCTCCAGTACTGGCAAACTATCCACTAGATCCCGAATATCCGACACATGGCGGCTTTAAAGGGGTTCTTTTCAATTGGGTGAACGGACAAACTAAGATACCTTCTGGTGCTCCTAACTACGGAGAGTACTTAGACGCCGTATGGTTCGCTTTTCCAGAACGTGCCTCACTAGGATGGAACCAGGTTAACGCGACCGCTTATATGTGGTTAGAAGACGGTTCAACGGATTGGAACACCAAAGCACCAACTTATGATGTAGATTGGATCATCGACCGTACAGGCCGTAAGGTAGATTCTGATGGGGAAGTACTGGAACAAGGACTAACAAGCCAGATCGGTACAGTCCAGCTCAAAGACACTTCAATCAATGGTAATTACCGCTTCAACTACGCAACACGTAACCCCGTAGAACATGGTGGTTATATGTTCAGTAGAAATGAACGTTGGCACAACCGCCCGGTAAACGTACCAATTGATATCTACGGTGATCTTGATTTCGCAGATAACGCATCAGATGCTGAATTGTGGTTCTGCCTTGCTGCAAAAATGCTATGGGATATTACCGGAGAACGTAAACACTATCTTGCATGGCAGTGTGCCTTACTTACTTGTTACGGTTATTCAGATATTGATAAGTTTGATATGTTCTTCCGTAAAAGTACTATTGCAACTACGCCATTCACTGATGGTATCTCATATGATTACTTCTACCCAAGTGATCAAATAGCTACATATTCACGTGATGCAGAAGGCTATATTGTAATTAATCAAAGTGCATCAGCACAGACGACACTAGAACAACAATCAATATGGTTTAAATTTAATAACAATTCAAAATTCCATATTGAATATGGTGGTGTTGATACAACTGGTGTAGGTCTTGGACTAGCTGTAAAAATGACAGTGAATAAGACAAAGGTAGAAGAGGGTTCAACCTTATACCGTTGTGGTATTCCTAATACTAATCCAAATGGTTCTATTACTGTTATGGATGTTCCAATGAATCGTTTTACACGTGTTAAAAAACCAGATGGTGGTGAATACCTAACGGCAGATATGCGTAATATTTCTGATTATGGTTCTAATACTGTAACTAAATTCGAATATCAATCAGGCATTGTAGGCAAGTACTATGATAACGTAATTTCAAGTACTATGGACGGTGACGGGGGTATGGTAATTGGTTTCTATATCTATGACCAAGAGTTACAGGATATCAAATCATTCACCTATCGTACTTACAATGATCATTTCAACATTCGTATTACTGATGATAACGGTTGGCGTTGGTGGGCTATGTTACCTGCTAATAATGGTGTTTGGGTAACGCAAGACTTCACTCAACTAGATTTCAAACTAAACAGCTATCAACCGAACCATTCAGAAGGTGATGAACAACCCGCAGCCGTTACGCTAACAGGCCGTGAAGACTTCACTATCTTACTTGATGATGATCCAGTAGATGGGGTATCAGGCCGTATTGATTGGTATTGCGTTAACGAACTACCAGAACTTTATGATGATACTGGTACTGGTGACTATTCAGTACTGGTTAATCTAACTTTCAATGATAGTACGAGTAGTGGTTATACAGCCCGTCTTGGTGACTGTACGATAAAAGATTATATGTTAAGTAGTCTTGCGTATACTCCTGGCTTAATCCCATTCAGTAATATTACAGATCCATATGCTCAATTATATTCCGGTTGGCGTGGTCTTCCATATCCTGGCTATCAATTACCTACTATTTGGTGTTTCAAAGGTACTACTATTGATACAGAGAGACTAAATAATAGTATTAAATTCCTATGCGATGCACAGGACTGGTTTACTAATAAATTCCATCCTACTTTACCTGGCCCATGTGCTCAGGCGTTTGTGTGGAACCGTCAGGACGCATTGGCGTACTTACCAGAAGGTGAGAAAGTAGATACATTTATTATGGATCACTTCTATTCAGAGGCTTGGTCTGGTTATGAACCACGTGCATTTTATGCAGGATGTAATGTAGTACACGAATTATGGTCACGCGGAGATTATACAATCCCCTCTAATATAATTCAGTACTGTAAAAACTGGATGAATTACTTGAAATGGTTTATGAAAAATAATGATGATCATGCACCAACACGTTTTAAAAACAATGGTGAAGTAATTTATGATGGGTTTACTGCTCATATGTCAGGACTATGGTTAGCAGGTGCTTGTATTATGGCAATTGCTGGATATCCAGATGATGAGTTAATACAAATGTTGTTTGATGAAGTACAAAGTTTCTATGAGGTAATCACGCCAAATCATGTAATGAATGGTACGTGGGCAGCCGCTATACGTTCTGGTACTCCAACAACAGCAGAAAACAATAGTATGTTCTTTGGCTTTTATAGTGGGGAAGTACTAAGAGGATTGGGATTATACATTGAGTACTACAATCTTCATAAATAATATGAATGAAGGGTAACAAGGACTGTTACCCACTTTAAATAGGAAATTAAAATGGCATTTAAAAATATGTTTATGGCTAACAATGTTAAAGTTGAGATTGCACTTACTCCAGCAAGTGGTGTAGCAACAACCTTTACTGTAGTCGAAAAAGTAGCAGCTTTCCCAGCAGTAGCAGGTGCAGAAACCAATATGGCTACAGTAAACAGTTTCGGTGAACTCTATGCAGAGAAACTACCTGGTTCTAAAAACGTTCCTGATATTTCTCTTACTGTTAACTGGATTCCTGGTGCAACTGGTCAAGAACTACTTAACACTTATGCAGATAACCTAACCAAAGTACAACTACGTGTAACTTACTATGAGAACCTTACTGGTACTGATGGTGCTTCTTACTTCCAAGTTGTTAACGGTTATATCTCTACTAACACTACTGCTGGTGATTTCGATTCACAAGCACAACGTGAATATACCTTTGTAGTTACTGGTGCTCCAGTTGCAAGTGGTGAGACTGCTGGCGACTAAATAATAACAATAAAACAATAATTCAAGGAAGATACAATGAACCTAAATGATTTAATGAGCGTGATTGGAGTAAAAACCCACGAATTCGAACTAGCACCAAATGTAGTTGTGAAAATTCGTATGCCGTCACTAGCTCAATATGCCCAATGTACTACACCATTCAAAATTATCTATCATTGTGTAGTTGATGACGAAGGTAAACCACTATTCGAATCACCAGAACAGATTGAAGAAAACGTAGAATTATCAGTACAGATGAAACTAAACCAAGAGATTGATCGTATCTTCACTGAATCAATGGATATTGATAATATTGAAAAAAAGTAAGAAGCGATCCGTTTCTTGCACTAACTCTAAAACTAATCCGTAATAAGGGGTGTGGTGTGGATGAACTCTACACTATGCCCCTTTTGCTTTTCTTCTATATATACGTCTATGACGCGATTATAGACCCGAACTCAGCCCAAGTAGATCAAATGCGTCATTGTGAAATCATGCAAGCTCTATGGCTCAGTACTGGCAATATTAGAAAAGAAGATATGCATAAGTTCAGTACTAAAGAATTTGATTCACTTGGATTGCTTAGTAATAAAACTCGTGCAGAACAGGCAGAAGAAAGAATAGAGAAGGAGAAGCAGATCGCAGAAGAACAAGCAAAACAACAGCGTGCAAACATGCTCGCATGGATGGGAGTAAAGCCAGATGGCAAATAAAAAACAGTCAATGATTTTTGAAATCACAGGTGATGAATCTGGCTTGAAACAATCATTGAAAAACGCGGGTAATAGTCTATCCGATTTCAATAATAAAGCAGGTGGTGCATTTGGTAACGTAGATGGTTTACTTACTACTAGTGGTGCAGCATTCAGTACTTTTGCAGGTGGTGTAGGTATTGCCGCCGCCGCAGCAATGGTAGCTATTAGTAAGATGCAGGTACAAGCAGAGAAAGCATTTGAAGTATTCCAATCTGCAAGTCTTGCACAGACTGGTGTAGAGAATTTACAGAAGCAAGCTAATATGTTTGCCGAAGTAGGGTTAACTATGGATAACGTAGCCGACCAAATTAAAGATAGTAAGGATAAGTTGGGCGATGCCTTAACTAACCAAGCTGGTTCTATGTACACTGATGTAATTAAACCTCTTAAGCTAAACATTCTTGAACTACAGAAAGCCGCAGATAGTGGTAAAGATATTATTGCAAGAATCTACTATCAAGCTAAACAAATGGGCTTTAGTAATTCTCAAATCATTAATATGATGGAAACTATTGCAAACGATGCAGATAAACGTATTACCATTTATCAAAAGTATAATAGTGAACAAGAATATCAAAACCGTCTAGCAGATGAGAGCGTACAACTAACTGGTGAACAGTCTAGCCAGTTCCAACAGTACCGCCAAGCTACACTAGAACTAAGTAAGGCTTGGGAAGCATGGAATAACTCTGCTTTAGCACCAGTTGCGGCTAACCTTGCAGATATTCTAAACCTAATAACCAAGATCCTTAATAGTAAGCCCGTAGCAGCCGCAGCAGCAGCTACAAGCCGTGAAGGTATTGCAGCAGTACAGGAATACCAGAAGGGCTATCAGCAAGATATGCTTAAGAACTCTTCTATCTATGGTGCTCAATTAGTAAAAGAACAACAGAAGGATGCCGAACGTAACCAGAAAACTTTTGATGGTATGTTAGCTAATCTTGATAAGGCTAATAACCTAATTCAGAAACAACGTGAAGAGTACAATAAAGGATTCGAGAAAAGTACTATCGATGCTGCAATGAAGCCTTTCCAAACTGCTAAATCACAGACACAATCTAAAATTGATGATTTAGATAAACAGTACAAAGATACTCGTGCTGCAATTCAAGAATCATTACTAAAAGGCTATAAGGGTAATCAGGATGCTTTGAATAAAGACCTTGCTACTCTTGATGCTGGTTATAAAGAAACACGTGCAGACCTCGTTAAGAAACTAACAGAGAGTGATGATAAAGCCCGTGATGCAGCAAGTAAGAAAGCAGCAGCCGCAGCTACTAAAGCCGCAGCAGAAGAAAAGCAACGTCTTGCCAAACAAGTACAGGCTCAAAAAGTACTAGATCAGACTATGGCAGCAATGGGTGCTAATGCCGCACAGGTGAAGTTACAACAATTCAATCTTCAACAGGATGAAATTGAAAAGCGTATTCGTGATTCAGCAAAACTCACTAAGAAGAGTGAAGCAGAAACTAATGCAATGTTAAGTACTCACTATGCAGACAGAGCACGCAATTACAAAGAGATGGTTGATCAGATGTTGGCAGAGAATGACCGTTTAAAACAGGCTCAGAACATCGCAGCCATTACGAACGATCCCAATGCTACACCAGAACAAAAGGCCGCAGCCGCAGCCGCTGGTAACAAGTGGGCTACTAATACCGCTACACAGGGATTAGGTTATCAAGACCCATTCAATACACAGGCAGACCCAACTAAGCTAGCAGCTATCGGTACAGAACAGCAGAACAACCAGGACGGGGCAAAGGCTCTATATGATGCCAAAGTAATCGGATTCCAAGAGTACCAAGATCAGCTTACAGCCATTCAGACTAATGCAGATATTAAACGTGCTCGTGCTACTGCTGATGCATTGAATAGTACTATTGGCCTTTGGGGTAATGCCGCTGGTGATATTGGTACTACTCTTGCTGGTGCTTTTGGTCAGGGCAATGACGCCGCAAAAGCGTTTTTTGCTGTACAGAAAGGTATTGCTATTGCTCAGTCAATTATCAATATCCAACAGGGTATTAGTGAGGCAACCAAATTAGGCTGGCCTGCTGGTATTGCCGCTGGATTAAAAGTAGCAGCAGAGGGTGCAAACATTATCCGTACTATTAAGGGAACAACTATTCAAGGTCAAGCCCATGATGGGTGGGATTCACTACCAAGTACTGGTACATATAATCTTGAAAAGGGTGAACGTGTAGTAGGTAAATCACTAAACCAAGATCTTACTAACTATCTTAAAGATGGTGGTAATAACTCTTCTGGTGAAATCAAGATTGAAGCACCGCTTGTTATTCAAAACTCTGGTGCTCTAACTGATAAAGACTTTACTCAAATGGTTAAAAAACATGCTGATGTAATCGTACAGGCAGTTCGCACATCACAACAACGCAACGTGTAATAAATACTATAAAGTCCACGATCATGTGGGCTTATTTGAAAGGATTCAATATGCTAGATAACGCTATTATTAGTGAATTTGTCTTGAATGACAATATTCCACAATATTTAAATCAGACGTGGACTGGTGAACAAATCACACGTGTAGTAGGTACGCAGTACTTTAGTATTACATTCAAAGCTACGATGAATAAACAGTATCGTGCTGAAATTGCAAACTTCTATGCACAGTACGCACAAGGTAAACCATTTGATATGTCTCTTGGTTGGTGGGGCAAGTATACGGGTAATCAGAACGCAGGTGTACAGGCAACCGCAGCACGTACAGCAGGTGCTACATCAATTGCTGTAAACTCAAATAGTCTTGAAGTAGGTTCAATAATCCAATTCAACGGGCATAAAAAGTTATACCGAGTTATTGCAAATAGCGGTACTACTATGACTATATTCCCAGGATTAATTAAGAATATCCAATTAGGTGAAGTAATCAAATACGATAACCTTTCTGGTTCTTTCGTCCTAACTCCACAGAATGCAGTGTATTCATTCCCAAGTACTAACTTAATTGAAGTAACAATTCAAGCAACCGAGAATATCAGGGGTTAATCATGTCTATTCCAAATAATGTATTAAACAATGCCGTACTGGTTAACTACTGGAATCTAGTACGCGGAGATAACAAGACATTACTCACAGAGAAAGAACTCTATCAATGCGGTGTTATGGTTAAAATGGTTGACCTAATTCAACCTACTGGTGCTGCATTATATTTTATCGATGGACTATCAGAAAAAACAGTAGGTGGTATTACCTATCAACCAGTACCAGATTTTATTGATTCAAGTTTTGCAAACTATGTAGAAAAGAATGCAGTAAACAATAACGGTACTACATTTAAAGTCAGTAACGTAAACCAGGAATATCTATCAATGGCATTACGTGGACTTTGGAAAGATGCCAAAGTGAATATATGGATGGGTATTGTTAGTCCTGCTGATGGTTCTATTCTATATCGTTACCGTATCTTTAGTGGTTACATCGATTACTTCTCATCAGATTTTAATGTTGAAGGTGGTAATACTGAAAATACAACTACTGTTAGTCTTAATAGTCTATGGAAGAAATTAGACCAAACGCAACGCCTACTTTCCAGTACTAGTATTCACCAATCTACACATAAGGGTGATAAGTTCTTTGACCTAATCGGCATCATAAATAGTTCAGAACAATTCTGGAAAGCGAGTAAGAAATAACATGAATAAAGGTTTAATTACCGAGTACCTAAGCACATACGCAAATAAACCAATAGAATATGGCACAATGGATTGCCATACCATGGCATTAACCGTTATTGATATGATTATGGGTACTCAATATAAAGATGAGATTTACCAGAAATATAAATCTGCATCAGGTGGACGCAAGTACGCAAAAGATAACTGTACATATCCAACACTAAAGAAACTATGTGCAGCAAAGGGTGAATTAGTAGATACACCACGTGATGGTGATATCCTTCTAGCTAATGATCACTGTACTGTATTCTGGAGAGACAAAGTAATAGTACTGAATGATGAAAAGGTATTCAAAGTTCAACGCTATTCACAAGAAGAACAAAAATATAAAGTGTATAGATTCACGGAGGAATAATATATGGCAGTAGCAGCATTAGCCGCAGCAGTAATCGCGGGTGCATCAGCCGCCGCCGCAACCTACGCAGCAGTAGGTTTAGTAGCAGCAATCGCAATTGGTGCAGCAGTAACAGCACTATCCTATATTGCATCAAGTCAGATGATGAATGTAGGCCAACAAGGGGTAAGCTATCCAAGTACAGGTACTAGCAATGCCCGAAGTACATCACCAAGTACTGGTATTCCAATAGTATATGGCGGATCTAACAAGAATAAAGATGAAGTAGCATATGTGAAAGTAGGTTCTATCGTAGTTTGGCAAAACGTTTTCAAAGGTGAATCTAACCAACTATGTTCCGTACATTGTCTAAGTATTGGTGAGATAGGACAAGTACCCGGAGAAACACAAGCAGGTGTAATTAAGCAGCTTTATTTTGACAACGTTCCAGTACTACGTGATGATGCATATATTACACAGGAAGGTATTATTCCTGAATCAATGCTAATTGAGAAGTTCCGCAAGTTCCTACAGATTGAAGTACGCTTTGGTAAACCTACATACGGTGGTTCAATGACGTTAGCCCGTCAATATGGCGGCAGTAAATGGACTGATGATATGCGTGGTGATGGTCTAGTACAGGTCTGTACGGTTATTAAGAAAACTAACAGTAGTCTTACTGATGGTATTCTAACTAATATGAACTACGTACTATCAGCAGAGATTAGAGGTAGAAAAATCTATGACCTTACTGATAATGTACTAAAACCTTCAAGTAATCCACCAAGTCAGTTATATGACTTCATGACAAATACAGAGTTTGGTTTCGGTACAGATCCAAATGATATTGATATTGCCTCTTTCCGTAATATTGCACAGTACTGTAAAGATAATCACTATTATTCAAATGGTAGTATTGCATACGATAAAAGTTATAAAGAGAACATGGAAGCAATTCTACAAACATTTGGAGGTGTACTATATGAATCAAATGGTGTGCAGTACCTTAGTGTTGATACAGCAGATTTACCCGTTGAACACTTTGATGAAAGTAATATTCTTGGTTCTGTTAATATCACTACTGGTTCAAATACCGATTACTTCAATACTATGGATAGTACTTATACTAATCCAAATGGTGACTATGCAGAAGATATTATTCGTTACCCAAGTGATACACTAACTAATGAAACGATAGTACGTGATGGTTACATTATTAAGAAAGATTTAAACTGTAAATGGATTCAAGATAAAGACCAACTAGCCAAACGCAGTAATATCGAACTATTAAAAGCTAAGTATGTACTAGCTGGTATTACATTCAATACATTCGTTACTGATATTACAGTAAATGACGTATTCACGATTAGCTTTAAAGAAGCAGGTTTTGAAAATGTTAAGTTCCGTGTAGTTTCCCGTACTGTACCAATGACAGTAGATAAAGCAGGAATAGTACAGATCACCGCTATACAGTACAACGACAACATATATTCTGGAATTGACCCAGGACAGTTCCCACAGAACGGTATTACTAACTTACCTAACCCTTCACAGGTAGAGCCACCAAGCAACCTACAGGTACAACGTCTTGGTACAACTGTAAATGGTAGTACTGTATTAATGACGTGGGATCTTAGTCAAGATACTGGTGTACGTGGTTATAAACTACGTTATAAGAGAAGTGATTCCGGTACTTGGATTAATATTGGTAACGTTGGACAGTACTCTACATCCTTTGAGATCCTAAACTTGATTCAGGGCGTAAGCTACGACTTTGGAGTTGAAAGTTACAATTCCTTGGGTTACTCATCCGAACTAGTAGCAATCTATAACCAATTACCACAGATCATTTTTGCATTACCAAAAGTAACTGGTCTTGTAATGGTGAATGATGATGCTGGATTTAACCAAACCTATTCACAAGATTTCATTTTCGATTGGGATGATCAAAGTAACATTCCAGTAAATGGTAAACGTTTCACTGATTTCTTCAAATACTATGAAATCCGTGTATATGACCGTTACCGCAGATATATTAAGTCTTACTATACACAGGATAGTGCATGGTCTTATACGTTCGCAATGAACCAATCAGACGGTCTAAGCCGTTATCGTGTTATTGGCATCATCGCACACGGTTACGGTACTGGCATCTATTCAGAAGAAGTACAGATTGAAGTTAGTAACCCACAGCACCCACAATTACTAGGTGTTAAATTACGTAATGGTTATGATCAGGTGTTTTTTGAATGGGATGAATCAAACATACCAGATTATGCGGGTGTGGTATTCCAGGCTGCAAAAGATGAGGCGTTTAGTTCTGGTGTAGTATATTTCAGTTCTTCAAACCGTTATACGGCATCATTTCCGATTGAAGACGGTTCGTGGTACGGTAGGTTAGCTGCATATGATGTTATGGGACAGGATGAATTAGTATGGTCGCCTACAATTGGCTTTAACCAGAATATGAAGGTTCCTTACTCTAAGTTGAATGATGATGTTATTGATGGACTACTTAATAGTGATGTTGCTACTGGTATTGTTGAGAAACAGATCGTAGATGAACTTGGTTCACGTTGGCAGGTGCAGGTATCAAATAATGGTAACGTTACTGGTATTGCTCTAGCCGCCGATGAGAAAACATCAGTTTTTACCGTCATGGCGGATCGCTTCAGTATCATCAGTACTGACTCAGCTAAACAAAGTGATAAGGTATATCCGTTCGTAGTTCAGAATGGTAAGACTTTCATTAACTCAGCAGTTATAGCCACGGCCTCAATCAATGAAGCTATGATAAATGACCTTTCAGTATCGCGAGCGAAAATTCAGAACGCCGCTATAGATAATTTAAAGCTGGCTAATGGGGCAGTACGAAATATTCACATAATGGACGGCGTAATAGACTCTGCGAAGATCTCCCAACAGATACAAAGTACTAACTGGGATGGTACTAATGGTTGGATGATTAATAAAAATGGTTCTGCTAACTTTGGTAATGTTACAGTACGCGGTAATATCCAAGCAACAACGGGTGTATTGAATAACGTTACTATCAATGAATCATGTAATATTCTTGGTACTCTAAGTGCTGCAAAAATTATTGGTGATATTTGTCGTCCTCAATCTACGGGTCTTGTATCAGAACCATGGATCTTTGGTTCCCGTCAGGTATCAGGTGGTACGGCAGCATTAGACCCCGTAGCGAACCAACACTATGTAGCATTACGTATCCGTGGTGAAGATTTTGATCGTATTCTTGATAGTAATATGACTCTAAAACTTACTTCATATGAACGTCAATACTTCTATATTCGTATGGGTGGTGATGGTATTCCAATGACTAACCTCAAGTACTGGGATGCTGGTAATGGTGGTGGTGTATACACATGGCCTATTAATGGTATTACTATTCCAGCCGTTGGGCGTGGTAAATGGAACTACATCTATATTATGTGTACTACTTCACGTAGTGGAATTGCAGCGTTAGAAGTACCAGCACTACTAAATGCTTGGGTATATCGTGCAGGTGATCAGCCTTTATATAATGCTTAATACTAAATAGATTGGGTGGTACTAGTATCTTAGTACTGCTCATTACTATTGATATTATACTTTAAAAGGAACTGAAAATGGGTTTTGATGTTTTGGCTGCATTACTCTTTTCTGCTGGTGCATTATTATGGACAATATACCGTGATAAGTCTGAAGATACTGATGATTTAATGGATAGAGTAACATCTCTTGAATCTACTGTTTCTGGTCATACTACGGATATTGCCCGTTTAAATGTGGATCATGAAGACCTAGAAGCAACTACGCGAGTAATCCAAAACCAGATACATCAACTGGATTTGAAGATTGAACGTATTATCACAATTCTAGAACAACAGGAAAAAGAAAAGGGGCGATAAGCCCCCTTTTTATTTCCACTTTAATTGATTATTCATATCATCGACACGTGATTTTGTCTGTTTATACCATAATGAATCTTTTGATTCTCTACGTATACCATCACGATCACCAATCTTTGCCGCCGCAAGTAGTTTCTTAAATTTACTCGTACCAGCTAAACCCAACTGGAAGATCATAATTATTAGATAGTCCTCAATATCAGTAGGCAACGTACCTAGATTAAGTGTACGTAGTTCTGCTTTAGCCTTTTCGATATCATGAGCTAATAGAATGTCTGCTTCAATAGGTGTTAATCCATTACTGAAATCTTCACCTTTCTGTACTAAGTGACCGTACCCAATTGTAGGGTAGCCAAGTGAATCTTTGTACGTCCAAAATTTACCATTCTTATAGTACCCTTTATATTTTTGATAGTCTAATGAGCCTTCATATAGTCTCAATCTCTCTTTAATATCTGCCATTACTAAATATTCCTATAGTTAATTGTGTATATGGAATATTTATATGGATTGGAATAGTTATAACGAAAATGAATGGGATGTAGATGATATCAATTCTGGACAGTACGCCGCATTTGTTTACTTAATCACTTTTGATAACGGTGACTTTTATATTGGAGTAAAGCAGGTTTATAAAGGCATTAAAGATATTAAGAAACTAAAGGACAGTACTAAAGAATCTAACTGGCGAGAATATACCAGTAGTAGTAAATCAGTTAATCAGATGATTGATGATGGATTAGATTATAAGAAATATCTACTTTGGTGTTTCCCTACTACTAATCAAGCCGCCTTAGTAGAAGCAACATTGATTGGTCTATTTGGTTCAAAAAGTAATTGTGTGAATAAAGCAGTTATGGTTAAGGCAAGAATACCAAATGATAACGGTGCAACGTTCCGTATCATTCAACAACTCATAGAGGAATTAAGTTAATGGGATGGAAGAGAGGCAATAGCCCTAGTGATATGAAGAAATTCATAAATGATAATTCACCAAAAATTGGTGAGCAGTTTAAGAAAGAACTTAGTGAACGTATGCGTACTGTAACTAAACAAATTCAACAACAGATTAATGTAGAATCGAAAGGTGGGGTAGTACCATATACTAATCGTGCAATGAAGTTTAACTTCTATAAACCAAATGGTTTTACAAGTATTAATCAGATTATAGTTATGCCAGATCAGGCAGACTACCTAAAGAACGTTATTGATCCTAACTATGTTCGTAAACATGAATACAAAGTGGTTCCATATAAAAATGCTAGGTTGACCAAGCAGGGAAACATATCACAATTAAAGAACAAGGATAAATACAAACGAGTGAAGAGTAAGAACGGGAAAGAGTATCTTATTGACACTTCCAAAAACTCTAGCAAACGCGATCCAGTAATGGCACGTAAGAAAAGGGTAGTTGGGTACTATGGAAGTGTAGGAAGAAAACCATTGTTTGATTTCTATGACGACACAGAAAAAAAAGTAATAAAACAACTACGAACATTACGCGGTACGTTTAACTACCGTTGGAGATAAAAATGAACTACTTAGAACAATTCCCATGTTATGACTATACAGTACTAGATAGCTTTGCTTTCCAAAGCATTCAACCAGTGAGTGTTACACTACCATATGATAAAGCACTATCAGGTAAGATGATTAAGAAACAAGTTGATAAGGCTAAAGGTGATTTAATTGCATTCAGTTTTGAATTGACTAAAACACCAAATGTTAATAATGGTGATGTACTAACAGTAGATCTAATCGATGGTAAAAGTACTGTAACCGTACTTACTTCTTTCCAGCAGGTATATAAAGGACACCGCGTAATGTCGTATATTTGCCAAAAGGAACTATAATGTTTAGCATTATCGCAGAACTAATATCTAAGGGGATGGACTTCTTTCTAAAGAAACAAACCATAGCTAAAGATGTACAAACTACTAATGCCGAAGGGCAGATTGAAGTAAACAAGGAAGAGATAGAAAAAGTATCATTTCATTGGCGTAATGCCCTTGGTTTCGTGATCACCCTAATCATTCTCTACAACTGGATTATCGTACCAGTACTAGACGCGTTTGGAATCGTCATGATCCAAGTGCCACTAGGTCAACTTATGCAAGTCTTGCTTATCATGGTTGGTGGTAGTTAACAGAAGCCCCATTACGGGGCTTTTTGGTTCCTAATGATATATTTCTTGTAAACCCATGAATGAAGCTGGTAATATTTTCCAGTTAATTATAATAATGGTTACTATTATGAACTTTTATAAAAAAATTGATGTGGTGATAAAATTTTTTAAGGTTAATTCAACATCTATTTTGTCTTTTTTATTGGGTGGTATATCTGTCCTTTGTTTTGTCAAAACTGATAAAGTGTCAGATTCTATTAGTGCATTAGCAAATGTTGTTATGGCATTTGCTGCAATACTTGGTTTGGTGTTTGCTAAAAAATGGAAACGTGATGCTACTAAAGATAAAGTGATTGAACGTAGCATTCAGATTTTATCTGTACATTTATTAGATATTAATAAGTATTATGTACCTGCTTTACATATTAACGTATTTCAATTTTGGTTTTCCTCATTTGTGGAAAAGGTGCCTACTACTTATAAATTTGTGCGTTCTATGAAAAAGATGGCAACTAACTATCTAGGGTCTATCGAAAAGGAAAGTGAAGTATATACTAAGTTCGTATCTGAGATAGAGTACATAAAACTTCTGTCATGGGATATTAAGAAAGAACATAGAGAAGTAGTTGATGCAATTCAATTAGCAATGAAAAACATCATCGCAAAGGATCAAGAGTTATTAGCTCTTATTAACACTATTTTCAGTATGTGGAACATAAGTGTGTATAATAGTGATGAAAGTAAAGCCTATACTGAGCTTCCACTTAATTTGTCGAACAGTCCTATAGTGCAAATGGCTATAAGTTTAATACCGGACATGGTCAGAGAAAGAGAGGATTTACACAAACTACTCGAAGATATGTTAAGTAAACAGTTGAATGTTTTCTCTTTCGTTGAGCAGGTCGAACACTAAAGTATGATTTCAGATATAGTTAAAGCCCCATTACGGGGCTTTTTTATTCTTGTACTCTTTAACTACTAACCAGACAAACATGAATATTATTATTAAGTATACTAAGGTGTCATGTTGATCAATCGTACGTGTATAAACACCTAGCCCTATAGCACTTAAACTAACAGCAATACTAGTACAAGTAAAAACATCTATAGTCTGCTTACCGATTTTAGCTAACTGCAATTTTCCTTTTACTACACCAAATCCTGCTGCAAGCGTATAGACTAGTGAAAGGTAACCAAGTGATTGTACCGCAGTAAAACCAAAATACGGACCTAATAGATAGAACACGAAAGCAACGAAAAGTGGTATGAAAGCCCAAAGATTCAT